TACATAATTCATAATTGGCTCACTTATTCTAGTGACTTCCAAAGTCCCTTCAACGGGGTCGAATGCCTCCGTCCCTACCTCCTCATATTGTTCTTCAGGGTAATAAACAGACTTACCATCCTTAAACCTAAGTGTCATTCTTGCTAGGGCAGGATTATAATTAGGTACTATCCTTTTAACCTGACGACCATAAAGTTCGGGCATTATTTTTTTCAAAGCCCACTCAACTTCTTTTAATTCGTGAACAATCTCTTGGTAAGACAATAGGGCTTTTTTGCCCATCTTACCCCCCATATCAACCTCTGAAAACCTTGAGCCTTTCCTAGCTTGCTCAAGTGCAACAAACAACTGATCCCTTATATTCTGAAGATCAGCTAGGGGCAATCCTACATAATGTCCTTTTATTACCATCTCAATTAAGCTCTTCAGTCTCCACTACTTCATATTGAGATATTAATTTATTAGCTAAAGATGCGACAACTATCATTAATTCGCAATCAAACATATGATTGTCTTTCCTGACAGGCAACCATTCATATTTTATTCTTCCCTTAATATCTTGTATTTGAACTCTTTTTTCTGCGGTAACTTGTCTTGTATACTCATTACAAGTATCAGAAGCTATAGTCCAATCGCCTATCATACCCTGTATCAACTCAGCTAACATATCCTTTATTCCATCATTCGACCAAAGGAATAATCTTATTGCCTTATGAAGACCATGCTCTTTTGTTCCAATGCCAACTTCAGCTTTTGTCCATGTCCACAATTGAGTGCTAATTCTTCCTGTCTTGGCATTTCTGTGCCTAAACCCTGCACTACCCGATCCTTTCATTGGCTTCCACCCATGTCTTTGACAAAATTTATAGACAGAAGCAGAATCGAACCCTGAGTCTACCATACAATTGTCAGAATGAACATTATTTCTTTCGGCGGCTTCAAGTAATTCGACATCACTTTCTGCTCTCCCATAATCGATTAATCTTGATTTTGCTCCCTCTTTTGCAAACGCACGAACAACATACCAATAGTGCAAGCCACCTTTAGCTTGCTTATCAGCAGATAGGAATCTTATTTCTTCCTCATCCCATTCTTCGCCTAACTTATACTCTCTTGCACGGGATTTGAGCTGACCAAAGTCCTCAAAGTCTCCCAACCTATCTTCCCATGGTTCTCCCAATGATTCGTTTATAAAATCCTTTAATGGCGATGTATCTCCATTATATGTCGATTGTTTAGCTAATAAAAACTCCTCGACTAAATCCCTCCATTTGACCCAAGGGGGCAATATTGCATTCCAATGATAACTCCTTCTATTCTTGGGAGCATTTTGATTAAGTGCTATATATTTTCCACTTTTTACAAAATGCCTACGGTCACTTGGCTCATCTTTATATTTTTCTCCACACTTGCATTGGAAATGTATTGTTTTTGATAACTCATCAAAATTATAACCCTTTTCATTTTTAGTAAGTTCATTCTCTTCCCACTTCATCATATCCCAACTCAACGGGTAATACTGATCGCATGATCTACATTGAAAGTGCCAAACTCTTTGGTCTCCTTGAATATAAGCTCTATGCGTGGCATCATTGTACATATCAGGAGTTGATACAATACAACGCCTAGCATTCCAATATGCTCTAGTTCTTTTCAGAACCATCTCTAATGCACCTTCGGGATAATTTCTTACCTCATCTAAAAACAACCAACGAACAGGCTTTGACTGCAACCTAGATGGCGATGAAGACCCCACAACCCCAAGAGAAGCACCCTTCAAATGCACTTCCATCTTATTAACTGCATTTCTATCATCTATTAGCTGTTCTACTACAGGTTGACACGACTTTATAGTAGGAATGAGCCGAGTCTTCATTAAAAAGGCGGCTTCTTCCGCTGTCGATGTAACCCACATTGTCGGAGCAGGCTCTTCAGCCAAAGCCCACATTAATAGACAAATCATTGTTTGTGTTTTCGCTGACTGAGCGGAACACATTACACTTATGTCAGATACTTCATTATCAGCAAAGCATTCCATGAGTTCCCTAACCCATGGCGATATATCTGATTTCCAATATCCTTGGTATGGACTTGTGGGGTCTAATTTTACACTTTGCTCAGACCATTCCCATGTTGTCCTTGTATCAGGAGGCTTCCAACTTCTTTGAGCAGATGATTGAACTATACCCATTACCTTGAAATTCTGAAGTCTGACTTCAGATTTACATGGTTAATCAGCCCGTGTTGCTTCATATTTTAAATGATAATTCTCTATACCTTTTGGTTTATCTATGAAGAACTTTAACCAAACAGCTCCCAATGGTTTTGGTGGTCTTCCCTTTTCCATATGAAAGCCTGAATCCTTTACTCCATATTCATTTTTATAAGTGGGTATCTTAATATGAAGTTGCTCATCAATATATTCAGTCCCGTCAGCGGTAATCCTACTACGAGCATTAGTAAAAAACCAAGAATCATGGGTATGCCCCGTAGCAACAATATTAGCATCTGGGTGAGTAACTCCCATACGATTCGCACCAATGACTCCTTTGGTAACGGGTCCACCTCCCCCTGCTCCGTGGAACATGTATAACCACACATGCTTGCCCAATTTTCGAGACTTTCCATTCTTTTGCTTATACCTAGCTCTAAACCCGATCCAATTGGCAATTTGCCCTGACTTAATTTTTGAGCCCGTTCTTCCATTGACAAGATCAACCAACCGCTGAGTGAGATCAGTCTCCCTGTGCTTATAGACTGCTGTTTCATGGTTGCCTCTGCCCATGACAAGAATATTCTTTGAATAAGGCTCAAGAAATTCCGCATAGGTATTAACAAGGCTATCAAGATAACTGCCCGTTTTATGTTTTTCTTTAATATCATTTTTACTTGCTCTTGGGTCTCCCTTTCCTTGCATAGCACAGAAAGCATCACCATTATCTAATATAAACGCATTTCTTTCTATAGCTTGGTCAAGATGCTTCCTTTCTAATCTATTATCTGAATGCGGATTATCATGGTGTGCATCACTCCTTAATAAACACCAAAACTCTTTTTTAGTTATATTTGTGCTTGGGAAATCCAAGTCGATAAAAAATATGCCTTCACTTTTCTTTGTAACTTTGAACGGGTTTTTATCATGCATCATACTCCTCCTATGGGTATTTTTATTATGGGGTTGATGTCATAGCTCTGTTGTCTCTTCCTTTGCACTTGTGAAGCACCCGAATCAAACTGAATAATTTTATCTCCCCACTTTTTACGCAACATATCATTATGCTCTATTTCTTTCTCTATATTTCTATACTCAGCACACCCCCCTGCTAATGTAGCTTGGTCACAGTCATAATGATACATATTCAATCTAAGATTTCTCCTGTACTTATTTAAAACCTGCAAGGTCATATCATAATCTTCCTTGAGGTATATTTTTTCATCATATCTCAAATCATTATTTCTATGTGCTTGGAATGGTCCTCCAATATATTGCCTAGTTCCAAATGGAGTATATTCACGATAACTCCCTTTATCTCCCAAGCAATTTATTCCCCAAAATTTAACATCTAAATCATGAGCTAATAGGCAACCCTCCTCGATCATATTATAAACACCTTCCTCGCTTAGTTTAACATGATCTCCTCCATTCCATCTACCTATGCTATGAATGTCATCATCCAATAAGATTATATTTTCATCTTTTGCATTATCTAAAATATAATTTCTAACACGGGATAAATTGCCTTGAGCAGAATCAGGCACTATCCATATTTTATCATGGATTCCCTCATAGTCTTTTTCCTCTGACTCTCTTACTACATAAACCACATCCTTTAAATATTTATGAGTACGACAAAGACCTGATCTTTTAAATGTGGGTGAATAGATTTTGTAATTCATTTTCTTGCTCTGATTATTTGCATCCAACCCGCAGGGTCTCTATTTCCCTGCACTTTAGTAAAATTAGAATCTAGGATTTTAAATACTTCATTTAATTTAGTATTAGATTCATCCTTCAGCATAGTTCTATGCCACTCTACAACGATAGATTCTATGCCACTCCAATCTTCTAAATTCTTAATAATATCGTATTCGGATGCCTCGCAATCCATTTTTATCTTATTGGGTTTATACTCCTTAATAAGATCATTTATACTAACTGCATCTACTACTCTTCTTGTTCTACCCCTTTTAGGTATAATGGTATCACCATCTCTTCTTGATCCATTATTTATAAACAACTCTATGGTTTTATCACTTCCACCTAATACTGCTTTTTTTAAAGGAATCACTGCACCCTCTCTTGGGTTTTGATTAATGTTTAGGACGGCTAAATTATAGTTTTCTTCTTCTGGCTCGAATCCTATGCAGACCTTAGCTTTTGATCCATAAAATACACTAAACGCACCTATGTTCATACCAATATCTAAAACTACATCTTTTGAATTAATTTTAAGCCATTTTTGATAAGTAGCAGGATGAGCAACCTCATCGATTACCCACCTATCTGACTTGTTATGCCTAAATGTAAATGTCTTTAGACCGATCTGTCTTGTTTCAGTTTCCATTTAATTTTTTAAAATAATCAGTTCCTTTTATTACCCTACCTATACCCTTACTCCAAGGCTTGCCATTTGACCTCTTAGAATGCACAGAATCCAAATCAAAATGAGTTTGTGCCTGCAACCAATCAATATCGTTATCAAAATATATAACTACATAATTATTGGATTCATTTAGCACTTCTGAGAATATTACTTCAGGCTCTTCCTTTTCATCTTCTTCAGTAAGCTCGGACAAAACATCATCGGCATCAAAACCCCAATCTATAAGATCATCACTATCAAAATTATTAGCCAATAAATCCCAATCCCATTGCCCACCATTCTTATTTAAGCGAATATTTAACTCCTTCTCTTTGTCAAGTGAAAGTTTCACTTCTACACAAGGTATAGTTTTATTTCCCAACTCAGACCATATTCTTAATCTTTGGTGACCACCAATGACTACATTCTCACGCTCCTCATGCATATTTACAAGCACAGGCTCAACTACACCGAACTCAATTAAACTTTGCTTTAAATCCTCATATTGCTTCTTAGTTAGCTCCCTTGGATTATATTCGGCAGGCTTGAGATCAATAATATCTCTATCTTTAGTTTTCATAATTTTTTTCTTTGTCCTCTTCCTTTTATATTGAATTTTTTACTGAAATTAATCGCCTGCTTACTAAGCGATTGTTTAAATACATTTATCCCTTTTTTCTTTGCGATTTCTGATAAAGCCTCGCCATCGAATAATTCAGGTCTTAAAACCCAACACATGGCAATTGTTTTCCTCATAACGGTCTTACCATACCCTTCTGAATTTTTATCACCCATGCACAGCCATGTGAGCATCTCCCTCAAAACTTCTCCCATCTTTTGAACCTCTTCAGGCTCAAACATATTTTCGTCAACGGGCTCATCCAACTCATCATAAGGAAAATGGTGGCATTGATGCTTATCCAATGTATCAGCTCTATTTTCATCGAAGTTATATAATGTGCTATGCTTCCCCATCCTCTCTTTCCTTCTTCTCAGTTACTGAGTACTGAGTTACTGAGTTACTGTGTGTAGTCCAACTATTTTCATGCAAAGATTTTAAAGCATCCACCACACCCTGCTTTATTATTTTTTCTGCTTCCGCAATAGACTGACCCACAACTTGAGGTGCTAATGAAGAAGGTAATGATAATAATTCTCTTTTTGCTTGTTGAACCATCTCTGAGACTTGTTGGTCAATATCCACATTAGGTGTATACTCTCCACGAAGAATGCCAACTTGTATTTCTAACTTCTCATTTTGTAGCATCATGCTACGGATTTGCTCGGACTCTTTGCTAGTTATATCTCCTGCTCTTGCACCATGTAAATCTTTCCACTCTACAACCTCTCTTATATTATATCTTCCATCAGGTTTTTCCTTTGGAAAGGTAGGGTCTTTCTTCCATCTTTGTATTGTTTTCCTGTTTACCCCTATTGCCTTTGCTAAATCAGATTGATTCTTTGCATACGATGTCGCATTTGTCCCAACCACTAGGAGATCATCGACATCTTGAATGTCCCCCTTTTTTTGCATATAGGCTACATAAAATTCATTCTCAGTTCTATTGAGAGCTTTCCCACTCATCAGCTTGTCAGTCAGTATCTTAAACTGTTTTGCTTCGTAAGCCTCTAAATGTTCTTTTGTGAATTTCTTTTCGCTCATTAAATGTCCTAATACACTTGTTAGCAGAATTAATAAAGAACTTTTTATGAGACATTTCATTTTTTTTTACACAGACGGGAGGTCTACCCCCGATCCCGAACCCGCAGGCTCGATTTACGAAAAAAAAGATTCCTTAAAATTCGTAATTATGCGTCCAATTTGTCCGTACAATTTTTTCGTACAATTTTTTAGTCAAAAATTAACCGTTAGCGATTTTATTATATTTTTACAAATTACTAATTTTACTAACACTATTAGAATTACTAATTTGACCTAATTTACATAAAAATTTTTTATGATATTTTTACTTAATTTACTAACAACTTTTTCTAAATTTACTAAAACCTTCGATCTTCTTTACCTATAAAACAAACTAATTTTACTTATTAATAAAATTTAAAAAATCAATTTCATATGATTTTGATATTGACCTCATATAAGACCCATAGACCCCTCTAGAAATCATTTTAATATAAGATCCGACCCTTACCATTCGGAACAAATAAAAACCATTTTGAACCTATTTAGAGAGGAAAATTTTTGACCTCAAAACCTAACGGAACCTCGAATTTTTACCCTTCCCACTTCGAATTTTTACAAAAAAAAGGATCGGGAAGACCCGATCCTTAAAAGACCAAAAAAAAGGATCGGGAAGACCCGATCCTTAATTTTAAGATTAAGATTCTAAATTAAGATTCTAACTTTTTAAGATGAATGAGAATAAGAATCATAATCACCCAAGGGAGAATAATCATCCCTCAAGAAGATAATCATAATATCCAGATTCTACCTTCTCGACGATATTATATCCAGAGACCCCGAACCCTAACTCAAGACCAAGGGAATGACGACCGATATTTTCCTCCGATCTTCTCCTTTTGATTTCAGATATTAGGGATGGATCATCTTTTAATCTCTGAACATGAGAAACAACTCTACCCCGATTGACCCCATTGGATCGAGAGATCGATCCTAACGATCCGACCATTTGAGAGGAAACCCCAAACAACTTAACGAGGGATAAGATTTGATTAAATACCAATTCTTCATCTTTTCCTAATTCATCTTCTTTCAAGACCCCTTCTTCTAGATGATCTCCCGAAATTAATGGATTCTTTTTTAATATACTGATGATCTTCTTTTTAACTTTCTCCCTTTCTTCGATCTCCTTCTTTTCCAATTCGATCTTCGATTTCATGGATTCTAATTCTTTCTCTAATTCTTCTATACTTTTCATATTATTACTAATTTTGATGATTTGATGATTTCCTCATACCATATGAGAATATCAAATTTACTAAGATCATATTTTACTAATTTTGACGAGAACAAAATTTTTATCATATTAGATTTTTACAAAATTATCTTCACACTGGAACTTTACTAATTTTTACTAATTTGGGAAAAATATAAAAAAAATATTTTTTTATTTTTATTATAAATTTACCAAAAAAAAATTATGCGTGAAATTTTGTGTCCGTACAATTTGTCCGTTTTGCTAAGGTAGTTGGTTAGGTGGTTTGTAATGTTAGCAAAAGCGGTAGTTTCGCAACTTTGTTTGTAGTTTGTAGGTTTGTTTTGGTTTTCTATACCCGTACGCATAGGCGCACATATCCGTTGCCAGTTTGTATGCTCCGCACAGACACCCCCCCGTAAAAAAAGGGGAGGGGCATAAGCCCCCCCCCATAATCATCATTAGTAATCTATCGGAATAATCCCGACACGAAATCGTATATTACTCCGCCACCTACAGCACCACCTATGAACTTAGATATATGGTGACGGAGAATATTTATTATGAGCTTAATCATCTAATCTAGCTTGAATACATTCACCGAATGGTGGATTGAATCTTTTGGCACTCATATCAGTGAGCATCCATATGACATCCATATTCGGCATATCTTCTTTGTATACATAACAATAACCATCGGTTATGACAATCAAACCCCTAGGCGGATTGGGTGACTGACTTACATAATCGAACACAGGGGTATAATCTGTACCACCCCTACCTACTGGCTTACTTATCTCACTAGGCGATGATATATATTCAGTCTTATGCACCTCACAATCAAAATACATAACACCTAATTTTATATCACTTTGCTCATTCTGCTGATAACACTCTAGTGCATTATAGACTTCCGTGACCGCTAATCTTAACTGATCTACGCACATGGAGGCAGATGTGTCGATGGCGATCATAATTTCACCATATCCATCATTATGCATACTAGGCATGATAAGATCACTCTGCAAATGAACATCGTGAGGATACAACCAATTATAATCAGCTTGAGATATGCCTTCGATCCAACGACTAAGTATATCTCTCCAACTAACTTTCTTTTCATAGCTTCGATTGATTTCCTCTTCGATTGAATTTGGCATTTTACCTCTCTTCTTTGCTTGTTGCATAGCTTGATTGGTTGCAATATCCTGAGCATTCATTAACTCTTGGGGTGATTCCGTAACCATTGGGTGATCTTCTACTTCACCCATACCACCATTTGGTGAATACTTTTGGGATACTGCATCTATTGCCTTACTTCTCGCATCACTCTCTTCATCTTGATTGGCATCACTTGAAGATTCTTCTTGATCTTGGTCATTATTATCATCATCACCTTGGTCATCATCATCTTTTTTCTTGTCCAATTCCTCTGCGATTTCTTTTAACAGACAAGCATAGATATACTCGGCATCAGCACCATCACCATATTTATTATCCACATCAAATGTACCTTTCTCGGGCAACTTGAACGGACTACGCTTTAGGTGCTTATTGATAGCCATATCACATGCAATATTCCATATCTTATGATCTCGACTACCTCTACGCAGATTGTGCTTATTTGTCAGATGGAGGGCTTCATGGGCAAGGACGGTCATTCTCTCATATGGGTCTAACTCACAAAACCAACTTGGATTGACCTTTAGCTCTACACCATTAACCGCAGCAGTAGGATGAGAATCTGTTATCACTAATTTCTGCTTGAGGATGATTGATGCAAAGAATGGTTGATTTACTACCAACTCTCTTAGGTCTTGACGAATAGTTTTCTCTTGCGGAGTCATTAGGCTTTTCTCAGATTGGTGACCCACAAATTATAGGTATCACTATTTTTGAAATCATCCTTATGAATACTTTCCGCATCCAATACCAATACTTGTTGGAACTCAGCAGGGAAATTACTATCACACCATTCATGGATATTGGCACGATGATCCGCATCACATCTCTGTGCTAGGGATGACGCAAGTGCATACATACTAGCAGGGGATGACGGACACTCACCCTCGGCTCGATTTGCGATACTATTAGGTAAATCACCCAACTCATCGAACAGATCAATAAAACCTGCGAACTCTAGGGTGAATGCACGACCGATAGCACCCTCGAATATCTCCATATCAGTTTTAGGTGAATAACCTAGATTCATCCAATCACCAACACTTGCCACAGTACGAGGACTTGGTTGCTGTACTAAATCATTACCATTATCATCTACTTTATTTGGGTCAAAATCTAACAACAATTCTTGACCACGAAAGTGTATGAATGCGATGAGGATTGGTGGCATATTATTATCATGAGCCCACTTTACCCAATCATCTACATCTACGCTAAAATTGATAACACACTTTTGGCGAGATATTAGGGGAGTGATTAGACCATTAACACCTGCACGATCACCTCTTCGGTTAGTGGCGGCGATGAATCTTATATTATCGGATATACGCTTACCATTGACCTCTCGTTGCAAAAATAGTTGCATCATAGCTTTTTGGACTGACTGACTAGCTTGACCTAGATCATCATAAAAGAACACGGTAGGCTTATCCGCATTTAGCATGATATTTAAATCACCATATGGAACAAACTCAGCATATGATTTATTCTTATCTTCCTCGTTGCGAAATAAGCATGGAAGACCACGAAAATCAATGGGCTCCATACATATAGCATGACGAACATATACATCATATTCTTCTAGTGCTTGTTCAATGGTTTGTGTCTTACCAACTCCTGGTTCACCTACGACTAGGATTGGCATATTATTCTCTACGCTCTTGCGTACGAATGGGATTACTTGTGATGATTTCATATTATTACTTTCTATTATTATTACGCTACTCCACCCATGGCATTCTTAATTGATTCTACTGCCTGCATGGAATTACTTAGGACTTTATTACGCTCAGATGTATCATTCCTAATTTTATCTACATCTAAATTCTCTGGTTTAATGAGTTCCTTAACATCCTCAATCATCTTACTTAAAGTAGGATCATCTAAAACATTAAGTTCGGGTGCTATATCAATTATCTCCTGCAACTTGGTGACCGCAGTTTTATGAAATCTAGCATCGGGATTTAATAATCCACCTTGACCATCTGTACCCTGTAAAAGGGTCATTAGGGATGACATCATTCTACCAACGACATCATTGGTGGATTTCTTAACTCTCTCAATAGTTCTAGCTTCAATCTCTTTCTGCAATCTTTCTCGTTCCTCATCGGATACAACATTGATACGCAAATCACTACCCTTAGGCATAGGGACTACCTCTAGCTCGAAATTGAACTTACTCTCAATCTTTTCGGGGTAATCATCTTCATTAAACATGCCATTGAGTCTTCTTTGGGCATCAGCTTTGATTCTTGGATAATCCCGTGCTAGTTCTTGAACCGCAACTTGGAAGTCATTTTTTAACCGATTCATCTCAGTATCAAACTCACGAAAACATGAACTAGGGAGCATACGCTGACCTTGGTCATTCCAAGGGAGAGTGAATTTATCACGAAGAGCTTTAGCTTCATTACAGATTCGATTTATCTTTTTAAGATCAGCATTCTGAATGATGACTTTACTCACTCTAGCACTACCTCTCTCCATTTGATGATGATCGGTGAGATTATCACTTTGTGCTTTATCTACTTTAGATGATCCGATGCGACCCATACGCAGGGATACTAACATAGCGACATTACTTATATCTTTTTTCATATTATTTATTGGTTTATTGGTTTGACTGCATTGAGATACGCACTCTCAATTACAATATAATTATTATCATACATAAGGGATTCGTAGTCACCGCCATCATCATCTTGAATTATTATTTGTGGTGATTTTATTTCCGATTCCGTTACACATTTAGTTATGAAATCATTAACTCTAACATAAACTAAAATAGTATTATCATCATTTACGATTATCTCGTGCAATGGCAGTACAGAACCATCATTTAGATATATGTCAGTATTTGGTACAATTACTTTACTACTCATTTACTTTATGGTGAGATTTGTGAAATCTGATTTATGGCGGGTTACAAGAGTTAATGCATACTCCAATGATATTGAATCAGCAGTTTTTCTCCGATCATTTAACTCTCTAGCGAGATTTTTTAATGGTCGTTGAAAGAAATGGTATATCATAAGTCCTTTATCAGTAGGTATTAGATATTTACCACTCCATTCAATGAGTCCCTCCTCGATGGCAATCTGGTATCTATCGTAGAACTTATGATTATCGTCCCAACAATCATTTACCCATATGCCATCATGATCTTCGACACATGTAACAAGAATAACTAATGTAGTTTCATTCATAACAATTTAACTTTTGGTTGTGGTTCTGGGTTAATCATATCTTTATAAGCCTGCTTTTTATCATCTTCCCATTCGTCGGGTGTGCTTAAGTACCTAGCTAATCTAGCTTCGGGCGACTCAAACTGATACCATATTGCAAAACAAAGAGCATTTTCTCGTAATGACTCCTTGATGTCAGTAATAGGGACGACAAAGAAACAAGTATTCATGAAATCTGATTCTGTTTTGTCCGTTGCTGGCATTATTACTATTTGATTTTTATTTTCTGCGACACAGATGAAATTATCTGTACCGTCAGTAAATGATTTACCTTTATATTCTAGTTCACTCATATTTTTTATTACTAATTTGATTTATTTGATAACAAACTACATTATATCATTTGTCCTACCTTAGTTGGGAGAAAAATCTTGAGAGTAATTTTAGAACTCGATTATTGGTACTAACTCATCTCCGAATATATCCTCCCATCCATCCGCAATAACATCATATGCATCGAAATGATTATTGAATATATGAAACCATTGCTTGTGATGATATGTAAAATATCTTGACCAATTATTACTTGGTCTTGATTGGTTGCGATAGCCTACAAATAGAATTACACTCCACTTCTTTTTGCATGAGTGATCTTTATCTAGGATATTTAAGCTTACGCCCAACTCTCTGTTATTAAGTTTAATTGAGAAATCGAAATCTAATAGTTTATTTATATTCATTTGTTTTTACTTTTTCAGCCCACATGATTTTTGATACACGCAGAACTTGTTTAAATAATTTTTGTTGCAAGGTAGTTTGATACCAATTTGTAAATTGGCTTATGCTATCAAACTCCTCTATTTTTATAGGTATATTTGCTATATTTTCATAGTCTTCATCTCCTGTGTGAATGCTGGTTATTGGTAGGTTTGGTTCATTATCAAAGAATGGAGTAGCATAGAAAATATACTCCTCGGTATATTCGTTGCTTGTTCCCACATTTCGCAAGACAGGCGACCAATACATTAAGCTTCCCGATTGACTGCATAAATCAGCTTCAAATCTAACATCTAATATTTTGATATAAGCCCACTTAGTTCTTACGGCATCAAGCAAATCGTCTTGAAGCTTAAACCTATAGTCCCTATCTTGTAACTTACTTATTGGTGCTATCATATTATTGTAGGCGACCGCCATTGGGGGTTTGAATGCGTAATATAGATGACTGACCCTTGCGATTTGTAGCACTATGAATATAATCATATTGGTCAGCATCTAAGACCATTAACTCACCGCCTGTTTTGTGAGTATAACACATGATACCCTTTTTCTTTGGTGGGTCTTTTTTTACAGGAGGTGGTAAATAACCTAAGAGATCATCAATATTTGCTGGTTTATATGTCATATTATTATTTGGATTCGATAGATTTTCCGCAATTACTGCAATTTGAGCTTAATTGGAATGAATCATCAGTCCAATCGACATCAGTCATTTGAATTATTTGATTAACATATATAGAATTATATAATCTTTTTAAACCATATTGGTCAGTATTGATAACATGAGTGATAATATCATCTATCAATTCTGACTTTGGTTTGAGATGAGCGATACTTGGATTTGAATGTGTCATAATATAATGGATTGAATTACTAATTTGAGATTTGATAACATAATCCCATTATATCATTTGCTCCCTTGGAGCATCTAGGAAAATTTTGAGAGTAATTTAAGACTCCGATTTCAAGGGAGCCAACTCTAGTATTTTAATTCCGATCCTCGGATTAGCAGAAAAAACTTTTTTAAAATGAACGACCGATAATTGGCTATCATCTTTCCAATAGCCACACTCTCCCATGACATCAAACAATCCTTTCATTAGATTGTCTGCATCTGGTCGCTTAGTGTGTGCGACTTCCCCAAGAGCAATTACTGATTTTTTTTCAGTTTTATTAAAAGGAAACGCATAGGTCACATAGATTTCTAATGGTACAATATGTGGTACAAGTGGTTTGTATGGCATTAATGCAAACTTAAGCAATTTATTGGCTTGTTTTGCCCTTGAGTTTGTTTGTTTGCCTATGAATTGCCTGCCATCCCTAGTCTTAAGTATGCGAAGGCTTGCTTGGTTTGTATGTTTTGGCGGAGCAACTGCAAGGGTAAAGTCATGCAACAATACGCGCGAAAATCCGTTGCTACTTTTTTCGTTTCCCATAGCTGACCCACCCGTAAAGATTCGTTCCTCACACTCCACAAAGACCTTCGCACTCTGCCATGAAATCCCACGTGAGTTGTCCTTTGTCCTCGTCGGAATCAAAGTCGATCTCACCTAAAGGTTTACATGAACGATGGAGGTAGACTTCCATACGTACGCCTGAAGCGTGTTTTTTATGCTGTTGCCTAATTTGCTTATCAAACTCTACAGCTTGCTCAAAAAACTTAGGGTCTTTATCTCTTAAGTATCTCCACTCTTCATCACTATGGAATGGGCAATAATAACAAGCAGACCTTGGAGGCTCAGGGTAGCCCTTCTGTTTCATCCATTGCTTGCAATGATGTCTGTGCATTTGTTTCTCAATAAGTGGAAAACGATTCTTGCACCATTCATCACGGGACTCCTTCATCCTCTGTATTTCATCATATGAAATACCAACCCATTGAGTTACCTTGACCTCTTTTTCCCCGCGCTTAATTTTAAATAGTTCTTTAATTTTTTTATGGATTGGGCGGATTTTGTAATCCTGCGTGCAAGCTCTTCCTATTGCGGCACTTACTTCTCCATTCTCTGATATGCCAAATTTAGGAATAATCGACTTCATATAAGTGCTTCCTTTTTTGCCATACGGTGAGTCGCTTTGCCTAATCTTTGGCTCCAAGCAATCTTTCGTGAGATCGCCTTTCGTGACCCGATACACAGGAAATGGTAACTGCTTTTCCAACCAATCCAAATGCTTCATGACACTATCTGGCTCTGCTTGCGTATCGGCAAAGATTGCACAATCGGGCATAGGAGTAATCTCACCCTTTGCCGCCATTAATGCCATTGTGGATGACTGCACACCCGCACCTAATGATAAAACATTTATCATGCTTTACTCATTATTCAAAACCTCTGCCAATGCAAGACACGCCTCCTCAATCAGTAATAGAGATACCATATCAAGACCCACACAATAATGGTCAGACTTAATAGCCCGTATAAGCTCAAACGAGCCATCCTCTCTCTCTTGATTGCTTTGGATATTTATGAATATTGTCATGACAAGGACGGCATACAGCCATAAATGTATTTGGATTTATAAGATTATGCTCCATGTTTCCCTCACCATCATCGCTCTCTCCATATCTGCCATTTTTATGATGTAA